AGAGGCTGGAGTTGAAGCAGTAGCACTCGTGGACAATCCAGCGATTGAGAGGCAATGGATGGCCTTCAATAAAAGCAAGTCTCATTCCTTCGCAATTACGAGCGAAGAGAAGAGAGTCATCTCAGGGCCGTTGATGGTGGCTGACCTTCCAATATATCGCAAGGACGAGGAGGGCAAGGAGTACTATGTCGTATTCAATGCTGATACCATCAGGAAGATCGTCTACAAGTACATGAAGGCAGGACGGACCAACTCAGTCAATGAGATGCACGAAACGGCTCTTGATGGGGTGTTCATGTTTGAGTCGTTCATCATTGATGACAGGAAGAAAACTCCCAAAGGTTACGAGGAGCTTCCGGAGGGAAGTTGGTTCGGTTCATTCCGAGTTGAGAACGATGATGTTTGGCAACAGGTCAAGGATGGAGACTTCCGAGGATTCTCAGTTGAGGGGCTATTTTCTGAGGACAAGGAGCTCAAGGTTGACAGGGAAATCATCGAGGCAATAGTGAGCGAGCTCAACGGCTAAGTGGCACAGATAGTACTCTGCTCTATTTATGGGCAAAGACTATCAAATGAACATTTCAGAACTCGTATCAGGTAAGCTACCTGAAATCAAAAAACTACTTTTTTCACAGGAGGCAACTCCCGAAGCTCCAGCGACTGAATCAGCTACCGAGGAGGTGGTTGAGCACAAGTTCGAGGACATGAAGCTCGTTGACGGGACTATCGTCCGAATTGAGCCAGCTCTCGAAGTAGGTGCAACCGTTGAAGTGATTTCTGAGGATGCTGAAACTCTTCCGGCTCCTGATGCTTCTCACGAATTGGAGAACGGTACGGTAATCAGAACCGAGGGCGGTTTGATCGTTGAGATCCTTGAGGCAGAAGCTCCAGCAGAGGAGGAAGCCAAAGATGAGAAGGAGGAGGAGATGGCAGCAGAGCCAGCCTTCGACTCTGACAAGTTCAAGGAGGACATTCTCGGATCAGTATCTGAGCTGATCAAGGCTGAGATTGATGCTGCTGCATTTGCATCTGCCAAGAAGGTTGATGAGGTAACTGAGGCCGTTGGCCTTGTGACTGACATCATCGAGAAGATGGCAGCGACTCCGAAGGAAGCACCAACTAAGAAGGTGAGCAATCCATTCGGCAAAGGAACAGACTACACGGCACTCGCAAACAAGATGCGAGAGGCGATGAACTCACAGAAATAACAACTCAAAAAATACTTTTCAAAAATGGCTTTAGACTTATCAGCTTTAACTGCATACGTTGACGAGCAGCAGTTCAATCTTGCAACTGCCGCACTCGTTGGAGGACGTACTGCTGGATTCCTTACTCCTCAACTTGGAGTGAAGGGCGAAACGAAGATTAACAAAATGGACGTTGACGTTACCATGCAAGACGGTAGCGGCTGCGCTTGGAACGCTTCCGGTGATGCAACATTCACTCAAGAGACCATTGATGCGAAGCAAGTGAAGATCAACATGGAGTTCTGTCCAAAGGACTTGAACGCTTACTATTGGAGAACTCAGATGCCAGCGGGAACTCATCAGGAGGCTCTACCTTTCGAGGCTCAGTTTGCGAACTACCTTGTTGCAAAGGTTCAGGACTCTCTTGAGACTGTGATTTGGAACGGAGATGCAACTTCCGGAACTGGTAATAACGCAATGTTTGACGGTATCTTGATTGATGCTGCGAACTTCACAGACTGCAACGGAACAGGCGGGTCATTCGGAACGGCTCTAACTGGTTCAATCAATGTTGGCAACGTACTTGAAGCGGTTGAGCGTATTTACGTTGAAGCTCCATCTGCTGCGGTTGCTCAGAATGATTTTCGGTGCTATCTTGGCGTAGACAAGTTCAGAGCGTTGGTTTCTGCGATTATGAACGGACAAGGCGGTCCATCTTTGTTTGCTACTAACCTTGCGACCAACGGTTCGGTTGACCGAGCAGACGTTGACCCGTTGAGAATTATTCTTCCAGGTACGAATATGGAAATCGTAGGAGTTGGCGGATTGAATACTGCTGATAAAGTAGTAGGATTCTCTTCAAGCAACGTATTCCTCGGAATGGACTTGGCTGAAGATTCAAGCAACATCGAGAGCTGGTACTCGCAAGATGATCGCAAGTTCAAGGTGGCTATGGAGTTCACTATGGGCGTTGGTATCGCCTACAAGAGCGAGGTAGCCAAAGTGATTATCTAACAAACTGATTTAACGGGAGGGGCTTCGGCCCTTCCCTTCACTCTTTAAAACCAAAAAGATATGCCATGTGCTCTCACGACCGGCTTTACACTTGATTGCAAGGATGCTCTCGGAGGAGTGAAGTCATGTCGCTTGACAACTCTTGCAGAATACGAAGCTCTTGATCCAACGGTTTCCGGTGGTTTAATTACTGCTTGGGGTCTTGCAACAACGGTGTTCTTCAAGTATGATCAATTGAAGGAGACGAGCTCTCTGACTGAGACAATCAACTCGAATGTTCAGAACGGCTCCATCTACTACACTCCTGAAGTAACGATCGTATTGAGCAAGCTGGAAGCAGATAAAAGAAACGAGATCAAGCTACTCGCTCAGAATAGACTTGTGGCTATCGTTGAAACCAATGACGAGACTCCTCGGTTCTTTGTGGTTGGAGTTACAACAGGACTCGAAGTGTCCGCTGGAACATCAGCGACCGGAACTGCATACGCTGACCTTCAAGGTTACAACATCACATTGAGTGGTATGGAAGCTGCTCCAATGTTGCAACTTGATCCTGCTACTGCAACGACTCTTGTCGGTGACGTAACGAGCTCAACCACGTATCCGTAATTGACTAACTTAGCACTCTGATTCTGCTTTTTAATCAGGTCTTTTTTTCCACGTTTGAAGAGCTGCCCAAGTCGGGTGGCTCTTTTTTTTGACCTTCTGTTTGGCACGATTTCGCTCCTTTGCTACTTACCTAAAATAACTACCAATGGCCTCAACAATTACGGCAGCAGATGCCAGCATAACGATCACGGAAAGCATCTCACTCGGAGGAGTGGACAGAGGAGGAACGCACACCCGAACCATCTCTTCAGTTGCTGAGATGGACAGGAGAATAATGGAGGTTGACTCTTCCGGAGAAACTGACATTTTGGAGCTCAACACTCAGAATGGTCAGGGCAAATTTGTCCGAGCCAACATCCGCTACATCCGAATCACGAACCTTGACAATACCAACTTCATCAGAGTTCGGTTCATGAACTCAGGTGCTGAGACTGCTGATGTTAAAGTAATGGCTGGAGCTACATTCATGCTTTCGGCTGGTTCAATGGATGCTGATACGGGAGGAGGAGCGTTCTCTGCTTTCGTGGATATTGACGAAATAAAGGCTCAGGCCGACACTTCCAATTGTGATGTGGAGCTGGTAGTTCTTGCGGTTTGATCAATATCACTCAAGATAGCGCGAATACGGTGGTGGTCACTCTCACAGAGAGAGGGACTGCAACCTATTATCTCTTCGAGTTCAAGTCGGATACTACGGAGGGAGTGGTCTATGCTATCGCACAAGATGCAAGCTCCTATCCTGAGAGATTCAACAAGTTCACGCTTACGGAAGTAGGAACAGGAACTCCGACTCCAGCGGATGGAGAGATAAAGCTATCAAACGAAGGCCAATGGCGGTACTATATCTATGCGAACTCCTCCTCCTCGAATGTTGATCCAACAGGACTGACAATGCTGGAGCAAGGAATAGTTAAGGTAACAGGAACGGTCAGTTCAACTCCGACATATTCCGGAGGCAATTCAACGTACGTAGTCTATGGAGAATAAGTTAAGCATATTGAATTTCGCAGCTCAGAAAGTTCCAGATTTCAAGGAGCAGAGGGGCAAGGATTGGATTATGTTCGGTACTGAGGGGCAATGGAAGAACCGATACCCTGAGTACCTTCTCGACCTTTACAGAAGGAGCGCGAAGAATCACGCGATTATCAACTCCAAGAAGGACTATGTGGTCGGTCAGGGTTGGGCGGTCAAGGATGAGAATCTTAGCACGTTCCGACTTGCGGAGCTGGAGCAGTTCATCAAGCATCCGAACCAGTATGAAAGTCTGAACGACATCCTGGAGAAGGTGGCGATGGATTACGAGCTCTACAATGGGTTCGCTCTTGAGATTGTCTACAATCAGTTGAACGACAAAATTGCCGCGATATATCATGCTGACTTTGCTCGTTATCGTTCTAATGAGGACGGCTCTTGCTACTACTATTCAGAAGATTGGTCAAAGCATAATCCAGTTGTTGAGAAGATAGATGCTTTCAACTGGAAGGAGCCGGAAGGCAAGCAGCTTCTCTATGTCAAAGGCTACTCTCCTGACTGCAAGTACTATCCTCTTCCGACATACTTAGGCTCGACTGCTTACATCGAGCTTGATGTCGAGGTTGCCAACTTCCATCTGAACTCCATTCACAACGGGTTCATGGGCGGCACTCTTATCAACTTCTATAACGGAGAGCCTACTGCGGAGGAACAGGAAGAGATTGAGAGACAGATTAAGGACAAGTTCACCAATACGGACAACGCGAACTCGATTGTCCTGAACTTCTCAGATTCGAGAGACAGAGGAGCAGAGATTCAGCAGTTGAACGGAAACGACTTCGACAAAAGATTCGACATCCTCAACCGAACCGTTCAGAAGGAGATATACGCTGGTCATCAGGTTGTTGATCCATCACTCTTTGGAATCAAGGAAGATGGCCTGTTCACTTCGAGAGCTCAGTTGATAGACTCGTTTGAGTTGTTTCAAAATACCTACGTAAACAACAGGCAGCAGTTTATCGAGAGGGTATTCAATGAGTTGGCAGCTCTTCAAGGCTTAGATGGATGTCTATACATTAAGGACACAGAGCCTATCTCCGTGCAGTTCTCTGAGGCAACGGTGGTATCAGTTATGACCAATGACGAGATTCGGGAGAAGGTCGGCCTTGCAGTAATCGAGAAGGAAGATGCTGGAGAAGATGGCAAGGCTAAGGATGCACAAGCAGCTCTCAAAGGTTCTGTTGGTGGAGTCTCAGGAATCATCACTCTGCTTCAGAATGTTAAGCAAGGACTTGT